GAGTCATCGGATCACCCGATATCATATATTCTGCACTATTGGTAAACACTTGTAGATGTTGACCCGATACCATGCCTCTGATTGAATTTGCGTTATCGGATACGATTCCGAATTCAATCGCATCTGTATCAATCCCTGTATTTTTGTTAAAATTCCAAATGTCGCCAATCTGTGACATATAAATTCGATTTGGAATGTCACGACTTCCTCCAAACACTAATCGTTCTTGGTGAAAGCAGGCCGTAATGGGATAGCCACGCGATGCGGAAAAAGCTGGTTCTTGCCAATTCGTTGTTGGTGCAGTGGTGATTAAGTTTTGGATGGTTGTCGCCGTTAAGGATGTCGCGGATGCTACGGCAGTCACCGAAATTTCTCGCCCGCCAATGCGCATTCGTCCGCCCACTAAACCAGAGGTAAATACACCTGCCGATGCCGTGACCGTTATACTTCCCGAAGTCGCAGATGGTGTGACTGTAACCGATTGATTCGCATATTTAAAATACGGCTGTAACGTAACATTATTTTCAATCGTCCATACAATTTCATTTAATGTATATGTTGTCGCATTCACACGGACTAAACGGCGTGGTGAGACATCAGGGTGCATGATAATTAATTGATCTGAACTTTGTGTCCATGTGAGTTGAGATAATTGTGATAGTGTCCATGGGCCACTAATAAAATTTAGATATACTCCATTTATAAAAATATCGATTCGCATATTCGATATGACGAGTAAACCACCTGATTGTTGCGGAAATTCAAATGGAATGAGTCTTCCAAACGCTGGTACAGTTGCTAAATAGCGCAATCCCGCTCTGCGCGTCACGCCGCCTGTTGGTAGAATGGTTACGTTACGGAGTCTTGATGCTCCGTTTTCATAGGCGGCAATATCACCCCGCGCCAATAATTCGGGTGAAATTTCGCCCGATGAAAAATTTGTAATCGTTTGACGAAGTCTAGTCATGATAAGCGGTTTCCTTTGTTTAGAATCTTGAATTGATCAATGTAAAATCATTTAGCCTGTTCGGTGTATCTTGTTGCGCGTCAATTTGACGTGCTTTCATAAATTCGGTATCGGCAAGTTTGGCGAGCAAATCCGCTCTCGATGTATTTTCAGTAAGTGGTAAACAAAATTCAGCCGATAACCGCGCCATCAAGGCCACATCAAAATATGGCGGGCAAATTGATTCTGGCACGCGGGCGATATAAGTCAGAATTAATGATTCCGCATTTGAATGTATAACATCGCGGTACATGCGGAATTCAATGCCTTTGCCAGTTCCGTTTGCACCTACGGAAATCACACGGAGTAAATCGGTTGGCAATGAATAGGCATAGGCGTAATCAGCTATGGGCGGTGTCATCAACCTTGTTAAATTTACCTGCAATGTCGCAAAGCTCCATGCATAGGATGATAATAATCCATCGCGCGATGGTGCATATAATAGTGATGCGATTTCAGATTCAGCTGATCCATCGGTAAAACTAGTAATCGGTCGAACGCCGAGTTTAATCAGCGCGCGCGTACACAGCGCAACATCTGTTAGAGCCATGGTAAAATCCTTTTTTTGGTTTTAAATATTTATTTCTTTAAAAAATTTTAAACCGCCAAGACGCCAAGTCGCCAAAAATTTATTTAAAAAAACTTAGAGTCTTTGTGTCTTCGTGGTTTATTTGGATTTCAGAAAACCCTCATCCTATTATTTTAGGATGAGGGTCGCTGAAGATGATTAGGATCAAACGCGTTTCAGTCTTAGGGGACGGGGAAGGATAAGCGGATCATAATCATACTGTAACGAATGAAAGATTACGCGACAAACGGCGCGATCGTTACAGTGGTTCCGTTATTCGCTGTCACAATGTAAATCACAAAGGCAGCTGTTGCGCCCGTGTTCATGCTGGTGATGATTAAATCATTCACGCGCACCATTGAGGCTGTGTTGTTAAAATATCCAGCCGTAGTGACTACGGTTTGAATATCAGGTGTTGTGTAATGCCACAGCGTAAAATTATTCGCATAGGCTAATACACTCAGGTCTTTTGATAAAAATGGCATTGGTTTATTCCTTTCAAATTATTTTGTTTTAAAAATACCCCCCACCCTGCCCTCCCCCCTTTTAAGGGGGGAGGATAAAGGAGGGGGGATTATCTAATGATGTGAAGTAAAAAAATTAATCTGGGGTTTCATCACAATTAATGACAACCACACCTGTGCCATCAATCAACGCGGCACCTTGGCTCATCATGTTATTGACAAAGTGAGACGCTCTGTCGCCATGCCATGAAATATCCATCTGCACATCAGACCCAGAGGCATGACCCACCGCCGTTTTGTGGAACCAAAAGCATTTACGGATATCATTCGCATCAATAGAAAGGCCTGAATACGGAATCCATGTTGTGCCTAACCATTTACGCGCAACCGTGCTGGTGTTTGTATATGGCGTTTCCTCAGTACCGATAAAATCAGCAGATGTGAATTCAGGAATCTTCATCAATTCTGACCATTGTTTCCAACCGACAATCGCAAAACGCTGTCCATCATCGGGAATATCATTCTGTCCCAATAATTCAAACGCTCTTAACAATTTATCGCGTGTCATCCCAACGTTACCATCCGCAATCGTAAGGGTTGGAACGTTCGCGGTATTTAGCGCATTGATAATCAGCTCATCCGTCTTACGACCCAACGCATACGCGCCAGCATTCGCAATGACTTGACGTTCATCATGCGCGATTTTGAGTTCATCCAAACGATCTACCCAATCGCCTGCATAAAAATCTTGCAAGCCGCATTCAACCGAGCTGTAAGTCAGGTTCATCACTGGCACCATACCATTTGATGATTTGGTGGTGGCAACGCCTCTACCCACTCTTTGGAATGTTGCGGTTGAACCTTTAACATTAGTGACGTTTCGCACCGCGGGGCGGAGCTTTGAGCCTAAACGTTGATAGGCTGTGTGTACTTCACGTTCGAATTGTTTCACGAACGCGTTCGAGATTTGTACCGACATGGTCGATCCTTTCGTTAATTGGTTAATTTTTTTAGGTTTTGGGGGGATGTTTCGAAAACGAAGGCTGGTTATCGTTCGTTTGATTTAAAAAATCATCTTAACGGCCAGCCTCTTTTCGAGGAGAAACAGGCTTTCTTTGGATTTTTACCATAAAAAGTTGTCTATTTCTCAATAACTTAGATAATTTGGCAGTAATCAGCCAAAAACTTAATTTTCTTGCTTTTTTGTGTAAAAAGAATTATCTTTACATTAATTATAAAAAATAATATAAGAGTGTGTGTTATACATAACAACTAATCATTTTGTGATTATGATTAGTCATTAAAACTTTTAAATCACTAAAACTATACTATTAATGCTACTTATAAAGGACACACACATGTTTGGAAAAATTCTGAAAGTTTTAAATATGAACTCAGCTCAAGATATCGCCAATGATTTTGAATCAAGACGCTCCTTTCCACGTCGCACATCGGATAAATGTGTTGGACTTGTTAATGGTAAAGCAATGCCTGTTCTTGATTGGTCACCAGGCGGTCTTCGTCTGTTTGGCGATGGTCGCACCTATTCAATCGGACAACCTGTCGATGTTATGCTCAAATTTCACATGAATGACATGTTGATCGAAGTCAAACATCAGGCACAAATCGTTCGCAAATCATCTGAGACATTTGCTGTACAATTTGCTCCACTTTCAGCCGATATTCGCAAAACATTTCAGCACGTGATTGATAATTTCAACGCGGATGAATTCGCAACTTCACAGGCGTAAGTCGTAGTACGCTGAACGCGTTTTAACCGCCAAGACGCCAAATCGCCAAGGATTTATCTAAAGGAAACTTAGTGGACTTTTTGTTTCACGTAAAGTCGGCCAAGACGCGCAAAATAATTTTATAAAAAAAATTTAACTTTATTACTTATATTCTTAGAAATATTTTATTTTGGCGTCTTGGCGTCTTGGCGGTTTAAACAATTATTTCCTAATTTCATTAATGAATATTCTAATCATAAGCCCGTTCAAACGCTTCAGTGACTTTCGCAATATAAGACGGATCTTTGTCGCGCCAGTATTTTGGATTCTTCATCATCGCATTAATGTCAGTCACTTGACCACCACT